GCGTGCCCAGAGACGCCTGGGTTATCTCAGCCCTGTTCAGTACCTCAAACAATGGCAACAACAGCATCTACCAGCAGTGGCTTAGTAAATTGTCCGCTAAAGTGTTGACATACCATAACTCGTCCCGTTAGGTTGTCCAGTGTGGAATAGCCCCATATATCAAGGTTTCAGGAGTGTAATCGGACAAGTGGACAAGATTTTCCTTATGAGCATTAAAAACAGAGGAAAAACAGAATTAGGTAGGCGCATATATGCATCTGCGCGCGTATATAGGAATTCATGTCCCACTTGTCCGCTTGTCCCACGGAGGCGAAAATGCGTGAAAAACAGATAGAACAGAAACTTGTAAAAGCCATAAAAGACATGGGGGGCATCGCACCTAAGTTTGTAAGTCCTGGGTTTGATGGCATGCCCGACCGCATCGTACTTCTACCCGACGGTCACATGGCTTTCGTGGAGGTTAAGGCTCCCGGTGTAAAGCCCAGGCCACTACAGCAAGTAAGGCACATATTACTACGCAGGCTTGGATTCAAGGTCTATATCCTTGATGACGAACAGCAGATTGGAGAGATTCTTGCGGAGATTGGAGGGATGGCAGATGAAGAAAATTTATGCGTGCAACTGGTGCGGAAAAAAATTTGAACGGTTAGAGTGTTGTATGAAAGGGAAAAAACACGCCTTCTGTTCTCGACAGTGTCTTGCAGCTTTTAGCAACAAGAGCAAAAACCCGGTTGGGTATCTTTCATTGAAGAGTTATGACAAAATGGCAGCAAATTTCTCAGAATTAGCTAAAAAGCTGAATCCAGTGCGAATGACACCTGAAGTCAAGCAGAAAATCCGCGAAACACGCATTCGAAAATATGACGGCAAATCGTACAATAAGTATTTTGGAAGACATATGCATCGAGTCGTTGCCGAACAAATACTTGACCGTCCTCTAAAACCGGGCGAAGTAGTACACCACATTGATGGAAATCCTCGGAACAATGCGCCTAATAATCTTTTCGTTTTCGCTTCGCAAAAAGAACACGCCCAACATCATGCATTTTTGAAATATGTCTTAGGAGGTGATGCCGAATGAAGTTCATACCACACGAATATCAGCAGTATGCAATCAACTATACCGAATCCAATGCAATCTCTGCTGTTTTTCTTGATATGGGCTTGGGTTGAGGTAAGACCGTGATTTCCCTGACCGCACTCAACAACCTATTGTTTGATAGCTTCAATGTCCATCGCGTTCTGGTTATCGCTCCTTTGCGAGTGGCACGGGACACATGGCCGGCTGAAGCCGATAAGTGGGATCACCTACAGAACCTCATTTGCTCCGTGGCGGTTGGCTGTGAAGCCGAACGTCGGGCAGCCCTCCTCCGGCCGGCTGATATTTACATCATTAATCGGGAAAATGTCCAGTGGCTGATCGAAGCAAGTGGCATACCCTTTGACTTTGATACTGTTGTGATTGATGAGCTGTCTTCCTTCAAAAATCAACAGGCAAAACGCTTTCGAGCATTGATGAAGGTCCGGCCAAAGGTGAAGCGTGTGATCGGCCTTACCGGTACACCAAGCAGCAACGGGCTCATGGACCTCTGGGCAGAATTTCGCCTTCTGGACATGGGCGAGCGGTTAGGTCGATTTATCAGCTACTATCGACTGGACTACTTCGTTCCCGATCAATGCAACGGTCCAGTGGTTTACAGCTACAAGCCACAGCCGGGTGCTGAACAACGCATATACAACAAGATCTCCGATATCACCATATCTATGAAGTCGACTGACTTCCTGAAAATGCCAGAGTTGGTCAGCAGTGAATATGCAGTCCACCTCTCAGCTGCTGAACGTAAACGATACGATAAGCTGAAGCGTGCGCTGGCACTCGATCTTCCAGCAGGCTGCGTCACCGCAGCAAATGCCGCTGCACTCTCTGGCAAACTCTGCCAGATGGCCAATGGCGCTGTTTACACAGATGCGGGTGATGTCACTTCGGTACACGACCAGAAGCTGGACGCGCTGGAGGATATCATTGAGGCAGCCGGCGGTAAACCGCTTCTTGTAGCCTATTGGTTCAAGCACGATCTGACTCGTATCTCGGACCGGCTGCAGAAACTTCATGTACCTTTTGCCAAGTTGGATACTGCTGAGAGTATCCGTCGATGGAACAATGGCGAGTTACCGGTCGCTTTGATTCATCCTGCTTCAGCCGGGCATGGTCTGAATCTTCAATCAGGCGGATCCTGTATCGTTTGGTTCGGGCTGACCTGGTCACTGGAATTGTATCAACAGACCAATGCACGGCTGTGGCGACAAGGACAAAATGCTGAAACGGTTGTGGTGCAGCACCTCGTTGTGAAAGACACCATTGATGAGAGAATCCTGAAGGCACTATCAAAAAAGGATAGCACCCAGACAGCGCTGATTGATGCCGTCAAAGCCGATCTGCAAGCTTAAGACAATCTACGACAATCCGTGCCAATCCGAGTGAATATTATATTTCGGAGGTACGACATGAACCCTTTTGAGAACCTGACCAATGCCATCATCCTGCAGGCCGTCAAAGATTACCGCAAGGTCCTGTCTCGATGCTGCAAGCACCCTGAAAAAGCAGAATATCGTGCAGACAAGCTGTCAATTGAGCAGTTTTTCGGATCTAGCTGGTTTAGCTTTCTGACTGATATCGATTCTGAAATGCTGATCCGCAAACTGAAAGAGGAGGTAGAATGACATGACGAAAAAAGAGTATCTGGCCCAAGCCTACCGACTCGACCAGCGCATCAACAGCAAACTAGCGCAGGTAACCGCTTTAAATGATCTGGCCACCAAATGCACCTCGACACTTACGGATATGCCGCGCAATCCAAGTCGCGGTATCTCTACTATGGCGGATGCTGTAGAAAAAATTGTTGATCTGCAGACCGAGATCAATCGTGACATCGATGATCTAGTAGACCTGAAGCGCGATATCGTTAGAGCCATCAAGACTGTAGTAAATACCGAGTACCAGACAATACTGGAACTACGCTATCTATGCTTTAAGACCTGGGAGCAGATCGCTGTGGACATGGGATACAATGTACGTCATGTTTATCGGATTCATGATGAAGCAGTGGAATGTATCCCAATCAGAGAAACATGGCAGTAAATGTCACTATATGTCAGATGAATCTGTTTGATATGATAGGCTTAGCAAAATAGAATTCAGGAAGCCTTCACGGTAGACCGTGGGGGCTTTTTGTATGCTACTGAGGTGATCTCTGATGCCATTGAAACCAAAACGACCTTGTTCCTATCCAGGCTGTCCTGAACTTACTGATGGCCGGTTCTGTGAAGCACATGCCAAGAAAGAATCGCAGCGATATGAACGATACGATCGTGACCCAGCTAAAAAGAAACGATACGGCCGATCCTGGCGACGCATTCGTGACCAGCAACTTGCTGAGCATCCACTGTGTGAGCAGTGTTCGAAGGCCGGTAAGATCACCCCGGCTCGCGAGGTTCATCACATCAAGCCATTATCCAAGGGTGGAACGAACGAACCTGCAAATCTCATGAGCCTGTGCACGCAGTGCCACTCAGAGATCACAGCACGCGAAGGTGGACGCTGGAGCCGGCGGTAGGGGGCATATTATCTCTGTGACCTGCTTTCTGGAGACCGGGCGTTGGGTCACGCGCGAAAAAAGGACGGTTCAAACGGGGGATTAACCCAATCCGGTGTAAAGGAGGTACTGCCGTGTGGCAAAGGATGGAACAAACAGGGGCGGCAGGCGCGTCCGTGCTGGTGACAAACCGCTGCCACTTGCTGAAAAAATCAGCCGTGGTAAAACAGCAAAGATCCTTGAGCCTGCTGATTTAAAACCCGGATCCGTGCTCGATATTGAGGACCTAGATAGTGGCCCAGATCTCAATGGATCTGATATGCCTGCGCCAAGTGAATACCTCAGCGCCAGGCAGAAAGATGGGAAACCACTAGGAGCGAATCTGCTCTACAAGGAAACTTGGCAGTGGCTCAAGGAACGCGGCTGTGAGCGCTTCATCAACCCGCGCCTGATCGAAGCATACGCTCAGGCTTTCACCCGTTATATCCAATGCGAGGAAGCCATCAGCTTGTATGGCCTACTCGGAAAACACCCCACGACTGGAGGCGCGATCACCAGTCCGTTCGTGCAGATGAGCCAGTCGTTTCAGAAGCAGGCAAATCTTTTATGGTACGAGATCTTCGATATCGTTAAGCAAAACTGTACCACAGCATTCGTGGGTAATCCCCAAGACGATATCATGGAAGCTCTTTTATCGGGCCGAAGAAAATAACACAGGAGAAAGATATGCATATACATGAAATCGATCGCTTCATCGGAAGCCTAAAACATTATCGACTAACGAAACAACAGATTAAAACCATACGTGGGCAAGCCCTAGCTGGCGATCTGGCTGGTGCGCAAAAGGGTCTTATGAAGGCGGTGGCGAAAAATGCAAGTAACTGAACGCTTGGAAAAGGTCAATGTCGACCGTCTTGTACCGTATGCCCGGAATGCCCGGACGCATAGCAAGGAACAAATCCTGCAGCTTCGAGCATCCCTCCGGGAGTTCGGTTTTGTGAATCCGGTTATCGTGGATAAGGATCTGAATATCATTGCCGGCCACGGCCGGATCCTGGCTGCAAAAGAGGAAGGCATCACCGAGGTGCCTTGTGTGTTTGCAGAACACCTGACCGAAGCACAGAAGCGGGCTTACATCATCGCAGATAACCGACTGGCATTAAGCGCCGGCTGGGATGCTGAAATGCTGTCAGTTGAGATTACGGACCTGCAGGGTGCAGACTTTGACATCTCACTTCTTGGTTTTGATGATGCGGAACTCAATAAACTCCTGAGCGGCATTGAGGATGTAAAAGACGATGACTTTGATGTAGATAGCGAGCTGAAGAATCCAGCGATCACACAGCTTGGTGACCTGTGGCTGCTGGGCAATCACCGTCTGGTCTGTGGTGACAGCACAAAACCGGAGACCTTTGCTTTGCTCATGGATGGCAACCAAGCCAATCTGGTCGTGACGGACCCGCCTTATAACGTCAACTATGAAGGCAATGCCGGAAAGATCAAAAACGATAACATGGCAGACGGCAAGTTCTATCAATTCCTGCTAGATGCTTTCACACTCACGGAAAAAGCTATGGCCAGGGATGCCAGCATCTATGTTTTCCACGCCGACACCGAAGGACTGAACTTCCGCAAGGCTTTCTCAGATGCCGGGTTTTATTTGTCTGGTACCTGCATCTGGAAAAAACAGTCGCTGGTCCTGGGACGCTCTCCCTATCAATGGCAGCATGAGCCTATCTTGTTTGGCTGGAAGAAAACCGGCAAGCATTCATGGTTCTCGGATCGCAAGCAGACGACCATATGGGAGTTTGAAAAACCCAAGAAGAATGGCGACCACCCTACGATGAAACCGGTACAACTGATCGCCTACCCGGTGCTCAATTCCAGCATGACTGGCAGCATCGTCCTGGATCCGTTTGGTGGATCTGGAAGCACGCTCATCGCTTGTGAGCAGACTGAGCGGGTTTGCTTTATGGTTGAGCTTGACGAAAAATTCTGCGATGTCATCGTCAAACGGTATATTGAACAGGTCGGAACAGACGAATCTGTTTATCTGATACGAGATGGTAAAAAGCTGCGTTTCGCTGATGTGGGGGATTCGAACGAAGCATAAACGTATTGTGTTATTAACACAGACTAACCTTCATTATTTGTTGAGATTTGTCAGCGTTTGTCGTGTAAAATCAGTTGCTATTCTTAAGCTTCAGAGTGACTAATGTACATACCAAATTAAGCTTAGGAGGCAATGAATATGAAGATTTACTACAATGTTACCGGACCAGAACGCAAAAAGCTGGTGGCTGCCATCAGCCGTGAACTGAACGCGCTGACCAAGTATCTCGGCGCCCCGACCTTCGCCTTTCAAGTTGGCGACTACCACATCGATAAGAACGGCAACATGGAAGGACCAGGCGATCTCGATCTCGTAACAATTTTATTTGCTAAGCACGGCTTTAAAGCATCAAACGTTGATCATTATGAAGCGGAGGATTGGCAAGGAGAAAACGGCATGCAACCAGATGACTTTGCTCCCGATGAATCAGACACCCTGACCATTGAAATGCCGCTCGAAGGCTTCACAGAAGATAACATTTCCAATCTGGAGAAGCTGATCACCAGCAAAGCCAGCCTGATCAAAAAGGCACTCGGAGTTGATGCTTTGCCGATTGATCGGACAGAAACGACGCTACGCTTTCCCTGGTTTGCCTTTGGCATCCCCGGAGAAGACGTTGCAGCATACTCCCGATTTATTGGAGCACTTTACGATGCAGCAAAAAAGCAGCAGCGGGTCACAGCCAAAGAGCATCCGGTCGAAAACGAAAAATTCGCCTTCCGCGTGTTCCTGATTCGACTGGGTTTTGTCGGCGATGACTACAAGGCAGCCCGCAAGATCCTTCTTCGAAACCTATCTGGTAACTCAGCCTTTAAGGTGGCTCCCCGAGCAGAAGAGGTTGATGACCATGAATAATTTACCATCTAAGACAATTGTTGAAAGCTTGCGGCGTCGCTTCCCTGCCGGTTCACGTGTGGAACTGGTCAGAATGAACGATCCATATTCCAAGTTGAAACCGGGCGATCGAGGAACCGTGGAATTTGTTGATGATAATGGCACTTATGGATAGCTGTATGTTATGGAAAGCGATCGTCGAAACAACCCCTAGGAACGTACATAAGAGAGTGAATCGCTTTCCATAACCATCGCGTTCATTTACTGCACAGGTCCTCTAAAAACCGCATAAGCGAGGTATCTTCATCCCACGAATCAGTAAGATTCGGATCGATTGACGGTATATCGATATAGGCGGCTTCAAGAGCGGCGCGTTTGTTTTTGCTGTCAGATTTGGCGTAGACTTCAGTCGTTTTTATGCTTTCGTGTCCGAGAAAATCACGAATGTATATCATTGCCACCCCGGCCTGCAGCAAATGCATAGCTTTCGAGTGTCGCATGCAGTGAGGTGAAAACTTCTCTGGCATCATTCCGGGTTCCTTGGTACGAGCCTGTGCGACGTACTTGTTCAAGATGTACGCCACACCCGCCCGCGTCAAGGGTTCTCCGCTGTGATTGATGAACAGGCACTTGTCCTTATCCTGCGGTTTTGCGAGACTTTCTCTTTCGACATAAACCTTTATGAGGGCATTCGTCTTTTCCGAGAGAGGAACGATTCTGTCCTTAAAGCCCTTGCCGTGCAACGTAATCGTGGCGGGGATTTGAGTGCGGATGTCACCAACGCGAATTTGTGTGACTTCGCTGACCCTTGCGCCGCTGTCATACATCAACGTAAGGATTAGCATATCACGGTATCCTGTTTTTATACCGGAATCCGGCTGCCGGAGCAAACACGCTACCCCTTCTGCTGAAATATAATTAATGACCTGATCAGACTGTTTTTTCATACGAATAGCCAATATCTCGCATGCAGTATCAAGATGTTCAGGAAAAGCGAACTTAATGTATCCGAAAAATGACTTGAGCGCCGCCAGCCGTTGATTTCGTGTTGATGCGGATTTCCCATCCTTTTCGAGTTTTGCGAGAAATCCATTGACCGTATCACGCGAGAAATCGGACAGTCGTAGCTTTTCAGGCGCTATCCCGAACGAAACCTTACAGTATGTCAGGAATTGCTTAAATGTGTCTCTGTACGACGTGATTGTGTTTTCGGAAAACCCGCGTTCTCCAGGAAGATAAACCTTGAAGAAATGTGAGACGGCATAAGAAAAGGTGGTTTTGTCAGTCCTCATAAGATACCACCCCCGGGATTGCCGCCGAGCATACAGTATCGGCTCTTTCAAGAAAATCCGGGAATACCTCGGCTGTCAGGCGCAGATAATACTCGGTTGAAGATATCTTGCTATGCCCAAGGTACGACATAAGCACCGGCAGAGAAACATAGACATCTACCCCAGCAAGAATGTTTTGCTGCAGGGAACGAACTGCGAATGTGTGCCGCAGATCATGAACCCGAGGTCCCTTACCTTTTCCCTGATGAGAGATGCCACTTTGCCACAATATCGTTCGAAACTTGTCATACACGGTGCGCTGGCTGTATTTCTCACCGAGCGAGTTGGGGAAGAAGAAACCGTTCTCGTCTATACCAATAAGTTCTTGGTTTGCCGTTCTGTAGGCTCTAAGTACCTCCAACAGGGATGCAGATATTGGAAGCTTGCGGCTGCTCTCAAATTTGGCTTGCTCGACAAAGATGAACCCGTATTCAAGGTCAACATCACGAACCCGAATTGCTAACGTCTCGGACATGCGCAATCCGCAGCAGTACAGCACTTTCAGAACCGCTGGGAACACTATGTGGAACATAGAGTCGCCTCTCGGCTTCAAAAGGCGGTCAGAGGCAGAAAAAATATGCCGCACCTCTTCTTCTGTGTAGATGTATGGCGTGTATCTAGTCTGCCGTCCGACGTATCCCGGGTGCGGGAACCAGCGAACATCCACTCCGACTGTTTTCAGATAATCCGAAAACCCCTTAAGCGTGGAAATCCTGTGACTCCGTGTCGAAGTACTGTCGTTTTGATGGAGTGCGAACCAGTTTGCCACAAGTTCTTCATCCAATACCGCGTCAGTCCAGCCAATTTTGACGCAGTAGCGGTCAAACTGACGTAAAACCCCAGATTGCACTCGCATTTTTATGCTGAACGATTCTCGGAGTTCGATGTATTCGCGAATATATGACGCAAATATGCTGGTAAACTCAAAGGTTGATTTTTTGTAAATCATTGCGGCACCTCCAATGCACAAGCACGGAGTTGCGTCACGTCAATCTTAGTGTAGGTGGTGGTAACATTCAGTTCCGAATGACCAAGGATGCCAGAAATGGTCGTAAGTGAGATTTTTTTCTGCAGCAACTCGCTTGCGAGACCGTAACGAAGCATATGAAAGCTGTTTTTCGTTGGTAGCGGTTTGTTTATGCCTGCGGCATTCGCATATTTTCCGATAATGTGGGCAACACTGTCAGTTACGGCAAACGAAGTATACGGCACTACATGGCGCACGAAGATTTCCGGCGAATCTGACTGAGGTCTTCCGTGTTTGATGTAATCAATAATTGCCCAACCTACATCAGGAAGCAGGTGAAGAGTCAACGGTTTATCTGTTTTGACCTGAGTTATGCTGATTACCTTCTTGACAAAATTGACATTGTTCAGCCGGAGATTCTTGATATCACTTATCCTCAAACCATACCGCGCACCTAACAACAACATTGCGTAATCGCGTTTCCCACGAGGATTTGCCCTATCTACAGCGGCAAGCAAACGGTTCATTTCCTCCGCCGTATAGTATTCCGGTATCTTGCGGTCTTTGTAAACAGACACTTCCGGAAATGCAAACGCTGTAGCCGTAAATCCCTCGCGGTGGGTAAAATCGAAAAAACGCTTCAGTAGGTTGCAGCGTGCCAAAGCGTAGCTTTTTGAACAACCGGCAAAAGTTTTAAGGTATGCGTTCATAAGGTTTATGTCTACAGCAGCTATGCTATCCGTACCATGGGATATAAAAAACGCAAAAGCCGATTCAAGCATCCCTCGGTGATTTTGGATAGTGCTGTGCTTTAAGCTTTCGTTTTCGCTAAGCCATTCGAGAAATTTATTGCCTATTTCTCGAAACGGTTCGGGGAAAGAGTGGTCACGCCTAGCCATATGCTTTGCGATGTTGCCGGAAACCTGATACTCGAGCAACAGCATCACGGCTCGTCGTGTAACTCTCTTGAAGCTACTCAGGTTCAAGGCATACGGTTCAATTCGATAATGGTCGCGCAGCAGTTCCAGGCCCAGTTCAGTTGTCATCGTACTCTCCCCGCGTCTTGCAGCGTGATTTTTGAGAGCATTCCAACACTGCCTGAAATGACGCATTACGGACGGCTTGTAATCAAGACTCACCATCAGTGCATCTGTCTGTGCGATTAACACTGTAATCGGCAGGTTTTCTCGGTAATTTTCCATAATGTGATTCTCCCTATAATTGATATTTGCGGCAGTACCGCAGACATCAACAATATCACGTTATGAAAAGTGTATAGACATAGAAGCAGCGAATTGATGGCTTTTGGAGGCTGTACTTTCCATAACATACAGCTATCCATAAGTGCCATTATGTGAAGCTTCACATAATGGTACCCTCTTCTGTTCCTGGGATCGGGGATCCAGTCTGGGCGTGGTTTACGGTGAGGACGAAATAATCAAGATTGAGGATGCCTGCAATGACTGACAAGATCAGGGACCAGATCATGGCGATCCGCGACAGTGGCGCCACCAACATGATGGATGTAGCACGAGTCCAGCGCTTGGCATTTGAACAGAACTTTCACGAACTGGTGATCTTTCTTGAAGAAAATCGCGGGGAATATATCCGGTTTATTCTGTTCGGCGACGCTGGATAAAATAGTACATTATTGAGGTCAATATTTGTGTAGTAATCCAAGCAGGATCTGCTTGCTATTAACCTTGCGTAGAGTGATTAATACACTAACCAAAGCAAGGGGGACACGAAAATGTGGAAAAACGGTAAAACAGATGGCTGCGAATACTGGGTTAAGAGCTACGATGAACCATCAATCTATGGCATAAATGAAGGTCGGATATCCAAGTTGACTGTTAAACGAGATGAGCGCGAGATCATGAGCTTCGATCGCGGCTGGGACCTGGAACCAAAAACGGATGCTGACCGCGAGATTCTAGCCCGGATCCTGGCTAAGTACAACTGAAGGAAAACCAAAGCTACACACCCAACGAGGACTCCGAACAAGGGGTCCTTTTTTGTCGATGAATTCAGAAAGGGGGAAGAAGTCATACGAAAGCTCAAGAAATACAAGTCGACGCAGTTTATGGCTTCGGACTCACATTATGATAAGAGAGCCGCCGACTATGCCGTGTCATTCATTGAAGCGCTATCGCACACGAAAGGATCATGGGCCGGTAAGTCTTTTGAACTGATCGACTGGCAGGAACAGATCATCCGCGATGTGTTCGGCATTTTGAAACCCAACGGCTACCGCCAATTTAACACGGCCTATATAGAGATCCCGAAGAAGATGGGAAAGTCTGAACTTGCCGCTGCCATTGCGCTACTTCTCACCTGTGCCGATGGTGAGGAACGCGCCGAGGTTTACGGCTGTGCAGCCGACCGTCAGCAGGCGTCGATTGTATTCGAAGTAGCTGCAGATATGGTTCGGATGTGTCCGGCTTTGAACCGGCGGGTCAAACTACTGGCATCCACCAAGCGGCTGATCTACCTGCCGACCAATAGTTTCTATCAGGTGCTGTCAGCTGAAGCCTATTCGAAACATGGGTTCAACATCCATGGCGTTGTGTTCGATGAGCTGCATACCCAGCCCAATCGGAAACTGTTCGATGTCATGACCAAAGGCTCAGGCGATGCCAGGACGCAGCCACTTTACTTTCTGATCACCACGGCCGGTTCAGACACGAACAGTATTTGCTATGAAACACATCAAAAGGCATTGGATATGCTCGAAGGCCGGAAGCGCGACGCCACGTTCTATCCGACCATTTATGGTGCAAAGGAGGATGATGATTGGACCGATCCCAAAGTGTGGAAGAAAGCCAATCCTTCTCTGGGAATCACAGTCGGGATCGATAAAGTGAAGGCTGCCTGCGAGTCGGCAAAGCAAAACCCGGCCGAAGAGAACAGTTTTCGACAGCTGCGTCTGAACCAGTGGGTCAAGCAGTCGGTTCGCTGGATGCCGATGGCCAAATGGGACGCCTGTGCGTTTCCGGTTGATATTACAGCATTGGAAGGTAGAATTTGCTACGGTGGTCTGGATCTCTCGTCCACAACTGATATTACTGCCTTTGTTCTCATCTTCCCTCCGACAGATGAGGACGACAAATACAGCATTCTCCCCTATTTCTGGATGCCGGAGGATAATATCGACCTACGGGTACGCCGTGATCATGTGCCATACGATCTATGGCAGCGTCAAGGCCACATGATGACCACCGAAGGCAATGTCGTCCATTACGGATTCATCGAACGGTTCATCGAGAAATTAGGCGAACGATTCAACATCCGCGAGATTGCTTTTGACCGCTGGGGTGCAATCCAGATGGTACAGAACCTCGAAGGACTGGGCTTCACCGTCGTGCCCTTCGGCCAGGGGTTTAAGGACATGTCACCGCCGACCAAGGAGCTGATGAAGCTTACCCTCGAGGGCAAGCTGGGCCATGGCGGCCACCCGGTCCTTAGGTGGATGATGGACAACATCTTTGTCCGCACAGATCCGGCCGGCAATATTAAACCGGACAAAGAAAAATCAACCGAACGCATTGATGGTGCTGTGGCGACGATTATGGCGCTGGATCGAGCGATAAGGAATGGAGGTAGTGCGCTAGGATCTGTATATGATGAGCGTGGACTTTTAACACTATGATAACGTCCGGGCGGGTTGGACTAAACAACATATACAAAATACAATTTAATTCCAACTCATAAACCTTGAAATAACAATCTATATTTAAGTTGATTATTTCATTTTATAGATTATAATGAAATAACAAGTTGTTATAATGCTTGTTATTTCAGAATAGGGGTTGATAAAATGGCAAACCGGGCTGGAGAATACAGATCCAATTTATCAGGAGAGCTTCGCTACGAATCTTTTATACCAAGACCTTTACCACCAGATCCGCCGATTGTTCTTGATGAGGGAATGATCAGGCTCCTTACAAAAGCAAACCGAAGCATTGGTATCTTGGAAGGGATGTCCAATCAGGTTCCCGATATTGATCTGTTCGTTTCCATGTATGTTCGGAAAGAAGCTCTTTTATCCTCACAAATTGAAGGAACGCAAGCGACCCTCGATGATGTGTTGGATCCAAATATCGATAAAAACACCAATCAGAACGTCGCAGAGGTTATTAACTATATTAAGGCCTCACAATATGCAAC